GTTATTCGGTTGGCTGCGGGAGTCGGTTTGCGATATCGGTCAGAAAACCAATCCAGAACGTCGCTGTTCCTACGGCGTCGTCTGCCGTTGGGGCCAATCCGCTTTTTACGACCGTGTTTGTGACTTGATCCCATATCGCCCATCGGTAACCTATCCCTTCTTCTGCTCGCTCGAGTTTCCAGACTTCATACCGCGCTGTGCTTCCCATCGGTTATACCCAATCGCCTCCATTGCTAATAGGATTCCATCCCGGAGACCACGATGATATTCATCGTCGCCCTCTTGTGCTTGTGCCCAAGCTGTTGCTGAATGCAACGCGCGCATTCCCTCTCGGATCGCGTCAATGCGAGCCTCTTTCCTTGCGGCTTTCAAAGCCTCAATGAACTGAGGATTCACTTCTTTGGACGCTCTGGCAGGTCGCGCTCCATTGGCGCCCCCCACAGACCACGCTGCAGCGCAACGGCAATGAGCGCGTAGTTCGCGATATCCAGCAACGTGTCTGCAAGAGACTCGTATGTGCTTTCATCCAGCGGGTCAAGAATAACCTGACCGTCAACAATCTTACCCTGCATAAACTTGCGCGCCCGGGCAATCTTGTCGTTGCCAATTCGGCTAATCACTCCGTGCAGTCCAAGCTGCTCAATATTGGAGTCGCCGTAACGTGACTGTTTTTCGCACAGGAGTTCAAACGCTTCGTTGTAAATCTTTGCGAACGTCTTTTCAAACGTCTGCTCGTCATCCTTGTAAATCAGATGCTCCGTAGGCTTCATAAAGCCCCCCTTTCTATGGGCATCCTAGATGGTTATGGCTAGCGTGTCAAAAGCGCTCTTTTTATCCCCTCTTCTAGGGTGATTCTTGGCTGGTATACCTGGAAACTCATCACTGGGTCGGACACCCTCCAGAAAACCCCAACTGGCTTTTCTGGGTATGTAACAATTTCTGGCTTATATCCAACTTCGCTGCATACAAGATCGGCAAGGGCGAGGAACGATGTCGGTCGCCCGGTTCCGATATTCAACGGGTCACGATAGTCCTGATCAATTGCTGCGTTAACGGTTGCAACAATGTCATCAATGTGCACAAAGTCTCGCGTCTGATGCCCATCTCCCCATACCTCAAACGGATCTGCGCGTCGCTTTGCCCGCTCAATGAACGAAGGGAATGGGTAGTCCAGCGCCTGGTCCTCCCCGTATCCTGAGAACGGTCGGAAGATGTGCGTGCGAACTCCCTCTGCTTCAGCAAACTGTGCAAGGTATTCACCTGTCAGCTTGGACCACCCGTACGTAAAGTCTGGGCTGCGAATGTCATTGAGGTTGATCATGTGCTCTGAGAGTGACACATGGTTCTCTCGCGTTTGCAGCTCAATCGGATATGCGGCGGAAGATGAAAAGTACACGACCCTTGGCTGCTTTGTCCTTATTGCCCACTGCCACATCTCTGCGTCAATGGAGAGGTCAACGGCGACCGAGAGTGGGTCTCCTTCAATCTTTGCCCGCCCGCCAACGACGGCGGCAAGGTGAATGACAAGGTCCCATTGAATGTCGTCCTTGCGGAAGAAGTCCCTTGCCTCTCGAGGGGTATCTGCGGTGATGTCTACGCCAAACACCTCGTGGCCATTTTCACGGTAGAAGTTAGTGAAGTGGCGACCAACGAATCCCCTGTGTCCAGTAATCAGTATCTTCATGCTCGCAAGACCAGCATTGCGTCGGCTTCCATTTGGGTCTTCTGGTAATCCTCGTATGCAAGACGGTCTTTTTCGTATACATGAGCCGCATTGACTTCCTGATACTGCAGGTCATTTACTGCCTTACCAGCCAGGTAGTGCATGTGCTCTATGACGACATCTGGTCTGTATTGAAGGTTTCCGATCTTTACGCCAAAATCCCTCCAGAAGTTGTCCATGTACATGTGGACGAGGACGGGTGGAACCATGTACCCAATCCGTCGGACAATCTCTGCTGACATCGTGACCGCGGTTGGAAGGTTTGCGCCCTGAAGGAGATCGTCACCGTATGAGACTCCTGGACGTTCGCCAATAGCCTCGCAAAGCATTCGGTCCCAGCCCTTAGTGCGCGGACGATGGTCATCACCCATGAACGACAGGAATTCGTACTTGTCAGCATTCTGTGTCGCAAGTAGGTTCAACGTTCCGCCCATTCGCAGTCGCGGGTTAATAGACGACCTCTCAAGAACTCGAGCGGAGTATTCGCTCTTGTCGTCATCGTCTAGCCCAAAGAGAATATCGGCGTCTTCCGCAGTTTCCTCAAATGCAGTAAGAAGCTCGTCGCAAGACTGCGGTCGCTTTCGGCTCGGAACAATAAGCAGTAATCGGCTCACGATATCCCCACTTTCTTGGCAATTAGCCAACTCACCTCATCATCGGAAAGGCGAATAAAAACTTCCCCTCCGTCGGCAATCGTTACGGCATACGGCTCTTCATCATCTGGGCGACGCTGATCAAGGTTAATAGACAATGGAAACGATTGGGCATACAAAAAGTACACTGCCCACACCCGGTCTGTTGGAGCCCCCGCGCGATCCGTCATAACAAAAGCATACACCATTTGGAATGGTCTATGATGCACGAGACCGCTGGGTTTTATCCTTTCTCCCAGCGGTCACTATTCCTTCAGAAGGTCGGCAATCCCCGTGACTGGATCTGGGTTGATTGGCTGCGTGAACTTCTCTTCAGCCTCCGCATCATGGCTCTCATGATCTTCATTGTCATTGCGGATCAACAGGTCTTCTCGTGCGTCCCAGATCGCCTTGGCAAGGCACTCATGGCGACGGTAGACGATGGTCTGATAGGTGTCAGAGCGGGGAACCACGCCGTATTCATTCGGCTCGGGCCACTGGTGCTCTGGTAGGTCCTTCACGATGGCAATGCCCCACATCCCCTCTGGGCTGCGCTCAATTAGCCAAATGCGCTGATACGCCCGAAGATCACGATCCAGCAGTTCCAACTGCTCGTCAATGGAATAGTTACCAAAATGAACCACAGGACTAATCATCTTCTGCCTCCTAATAATAATCTGAGCACGAAGCGAAATACCCGCACTCACAGATCAGCTTACAGCGTCGCTCATCCATTCTGGCACCACAGTTGGCGCACGTCAAGATGATCTCCTCAGGGTCTGGCTGGGGAGCCTCTGGGCTTGACACTTGCTTTTCTTGGTCCATACTATTTTCCATTATGGCAAGTAGGAAAGCATTCCGGGTACCAGAAGAACATCGAGGGGAGCCACCAGCTTCTCGCGATGAGGTTCGCCTGCGCTGGGTCAGCGACGGGTGGCTGTGGGGTCCTGCCTGCCCGCAGGATGTCCTTCACGGGGGAATGATTGATCTCCAGGGAACCTCCAAGTGGTACTGCAGGCACCAAGCGCATATGGGGCGTGGGGTTTATACCGAAGATCAGTTAGTTGATATTGAGTGGCAGCGGATCATTTCCGCCGCACAATCCCAAGAAATATTGCCGCCCCAGTCATAACGGCAGCAGCCATTACGGCTATGCCAACGATAGTAGAAATCACCACCGTCGCTAAGGTGTTAACCACAAGCCAAGCCCACGACTTAACCCTGCGCATCAAACCTCTTCATCGTCTCCCGTATTCCCTCAATTGCAGCCATCAGCGACCACGCGATCTGGCTGTCGTGTCCTGACTGCTCTCTGACCATGCGGACGGTTTGCATCAAGCCAGCAACGATATTCTCGGCGTCTTCACGCGTCGCGGCGCGACCAGTTGCACGACCGAGCTCAAGCATCTCTTCACGGCTTGGCGCTGACATTAGATTCCAAAAGCCCCCGCAATAAGATAGATCCCGATTACAAGAACAACCCCTAGTACAAAGTTTACATAGTTTCCAGCAGCATTCTTATTAACCGCTGGGGTGACTCCATACTCAAAGTATGTCTTCGTCACGACCCTCTTCGTTGAAAGCCTTCGTGGTCGCTTGTTCATTTGTCGCCTCCAGTGGACTACGAAGGAATCTCGCCGCCACCGTGTCCACATAGGGCGAGACCTGCACGACATCCGTGCCGAGCTCAAAGTGGTGAGAGACTTTCTCCCAAAACTTCTCATTTTCTGACCAGTTTCGTAGCCAGAACCAGCCTTCCGGCGCTGGCTTGTCAACGATCCGTACTGATAGGCGGGCAAACGATGCCCCCAAGTTGTCTGTCACGATCATCATGTCTCGGTCTTGCGTGAACTTATAGTGCTCACCCTCAACCTCAATCCATCGTTCAACGAGATGCCATTTTCCAGTCATTTCTTTTAGGTACTCAAGATGATTACTCATCTCCCCCAGCCTCCTCTGGGGTTTCAGTTGCGGCCGGATCTGTTGACTGGTCATCAGTCGCCGGTTGTGCTTCGGTATCTTCCGTTGGCTCAATGATGACTGCAGAAGGTTCGCTAGACACATCTTTAGTATTTG